ATCCGCCTTGATGATCCCTACCGAAAGATCCCGTCAGGGACCATCGGAACGGTGGAGTTTGTGGATGATGCAGGACAGCTCCACACGGTATGGGACGGACACGGCTCTCTTGCGATGATCTACGGAGTGGATGAATGGCGTAAAATACAGTCATAATATACACAGTTTTTCCGGCTGATGTTTGTGCAGTTTATGGCGCATATATAACTGGATATATGTGTGTTTTAGAGCGAATATGTACCTACCGAAAGGGAAGAAAACAAACGGAGGTACAAGCCATGAACGAAAGGATTACAAAGCAGATCGAGGAAATGAAGAAACAGACCATCGGGGTCGAGGTTGAGATGAACAACATACGAAGGGATAAGGCTGCAGAACTTGCAGCGGCATTTTTCGGAACAGGAAGATTTGAAAACACGGCTTCCAGAAGCGGATATTATACATGGTCAGCATGGGATGCAAGCGGAAGGGAATGGAAATCCCAGAAGGATGTCAGCATTGCGGGACCGGATGATAAAAAATGCGAGCTGGTCACACCGATCCTTCACTACGAAGATATCGAACTTCTCCAGGAACTGATAAGAAAGCTCAGACATGCGGGAGCCAAGAGTGATGCAACAAGGGGATGCGGAGTCCACATCCACATCGGAGCAAAGGGACACACACCGCAGACTTTACGAAACCTTGCAAACATCATGGCGGGACACGAGAACCTTTTAGCGGATGCCTTAAACCTCGACAGCTGGCGGATGAACCGCTACTGCAAAACGGTAGACCCAAGATTCCTTAAGGAACTCAATAAAAAGAAACCGAAAACGATGGCAGCCCTTGCAGACATCTGGTACACGGCAAACGGGGCAAGCTACGGAAGAGACCATCATTACAATGACAGCCGATACCATATGTTAAACTACCATGCAACATTCACAAAGGGAACGGTCGAGTTCAGACTTTTCCAATTTGATGCCCCGGCTGATGGAAAGCTGAACGGACTGCATGCGGGACAGCTGAAGAGCTACATCCAGCTCTGCCTTGCCTTAAGCCAGATGGCAAAGGAAGTAAGGACGGCAAGCCCGAAACCACAGCAGACGGAAAATCCGAAATACGCAATGCGGACATGGCTTTTGAGACTCGGATTCATCGGGGACGAATTTAAGACCGCAAGGGAAATCCTTACAAAGAGACTTGCAGGAGACACTGCTTTCAGAAGCGGAAGGGCTGCTTGAAGAGAACAGCCTCCTGCCACCTTGGATAACTGACCGCCATGAGCGGTCTTAAGGTGGTAGAAGGGTGTTCCCTTCAGAAAGGATGGAAACATTATGAAAAGATATTACATTGCTTATGGCAGCAATCTGAACATCAGACAGATGCGGATACGATGCCCTCACGCAAGGGTGATCGGTACTGCAGTTATAAACGATTATGAGCTTCTCTTTAAAGGAAGCCGTACGGGAGCCTATCTTACCATTGAGCCAAAGGAAGAAAGCGAGGTTCCCGTGGCAGTATGGGAAGTCACGGAATCGGATGAGGCAGCACTTGACCACTACGAAGGATATCCGTTGTTTTATTACAAAAAAGAAATGGAACTTGATATTAAGGGCATCCGAACGGGGAAGATACGCAGAAGGAAGTGCTTTGTGTACATCATGCATGAAGAACGGAAGATCGGAGTACCTTCCCTTTCGTATGTCAGCACATGCCTTCAGGGGTACATCAGCTTTGGGTTTGACGAGCATTACCTTTCCGAGGCACAGATAAAAGCAGTGGAGGTGGCAGGACATGAAGAATGAAACACTGCACATACGGATATGCCCCCGCTGCGGGGCTTCCTACGGAAGGACACCCGCCCTTTCAAGGGCAGACGGCAGAACGCTTATCTGCCCAGACTGTGGGACACGTGAGGCGCTTGAGAGCATTGGTGTCGTGGCAGAGGAACAGGAACAGATCCTTGAAGCCATCCACAGGTCGCAGCGGTAAAATCCACAATTTCTTCCACTGATCTTTGTGTACATTATAATGCTTAAATGACTGGATATATGTACGGTTCAGAGCGAATATGTACCTACCGAAAGAGAAAACAGAGAAAACGGAGGAAGATACGATGGAAACAAAGATCACAACAGCAGAAAAATTAGCGATGGAGCTTTACGGATGCATGAATTCAGCAGTCCTTGACTACGGTGATTACACGGTTGCAGTCTGGGATCACTGCTTTAAAGGAAGCATTGCAGAAGTTTATGAACTGGTTGAAACACCGGATGAGACAGGTTTTGGGAGATGCGAATGCAGGATTTCAAGGATCGGAAGAAAAGAAGGATTTGAGGATGCCGGGCATGCAATGGCATGGGCACTCACAAATGTAAAATAGCAGAAAGGGCAGGGAAAACGTTCCCTGCCTGTGTACATTTACACAATGTACCGACAGTATCTTTGTGTACATTATGGCACTGAAATGACTGGATATAATCAGCGTTTAGAGCGAATATGTACCTACTGAAAGGGAAAACAAAGAAAAAAGCGGAGGTACAAGACCATGAAGAGAATTGAGGTTTTTGAAAAAGCCATGAACGAGGGAGGAAGCCTTAAGGATTACGGAATCAACAGCACATTGTTTGCAGCATACAGAGACTGCCAGGAAACAGGAAACGATAACATTGATTTTAACGGAGTCATCTGGGATTACGACATTCCGGAAATTGTAAAGGCTTTAAAGGAAAACGGCATCAGCGAATTTACGATAAGCAGTACATTTTCAAGCCTGATCGAAACACTTGCAGCATTTGAAAAGGAAGGCATCAGGATGGCAGGGCTTACCGAGGTGAATGCAACATACTCGGATTGGAAAACAGGAAAGAAAGCAAGAATTCCGGCAATCAGAATGACACTTTAAGAATAAACACACAAATTGGAAGGCCTCTTCGGAGGTCTTTTTATTATGCCATTTGCGGGGAGGTGAGGACAGTGGCACAGAGAGGAAGAAAACCAAAGCCTACGGCAGTAAAGGTGCTTGAAGGCAATCCGGGCAAGAGAAGCCTTAATACGGGCGAACCAAAGCCTGAGAAAAAGGCCCCGCGCTGTCCGGCATGGCTTGAGGATGAGGCAAAGAAGGAATGGAAGCGGATGGCAAAACAGCTGGAGCATCTGGGAATCCTTACTGAGATCGATATGGCAGCATTCGCAGGATACTGTCAGGCATATGCGAGATGGAAAGAGGCAGAGGAGTTCATTACACAGCACGGGACCATTGTAAAGACCCCAAGCGGATACTGGCAGCAGGTACCGCAGGTGTCCATTGCCCAGACTTATCTGAAGATCATGAATAAGTTCTGTGAGCAGTTCGGACTGACCCCGTCCGCAAGAAGCCGTATCTCCACGGACAGCGGTGAGGATAAGCAGAACGATGAAATGGAGCTTCTGCTTGTGAAAGGCGGTGCAAAATAATGTTTGACAAGGCAAAAGCAGACCATGCGGTCAATTTTATAAACTGCCTGAAACACACCAAAGGAAGGTGGCGGGGAGTTCCGTTTGAACTTCTTCCGTGGCAGGATGAAATCATCCGTACCCTTTATGGGACGGTAAAGGAAAACGGATACAGGCAGTACAATACCTGTTACTGTGAGATACCAAAGAAAAACGGGAAATCGGAGCTGGCGGCTGCCATTGCACTGTATATGACATGCGGTGATGGTGAATGGGGAGCAGAGGTTTACGGCTGTGCTTCCGACAGGCAGCAGGCTTCCATCGTATTTGATGTTGCAGTGGATATGGTGGACCAGTGTCCGGCACTGAAGAAAAGGATCAAGCCCGTCATGTCCGTAAAAAGGCTTGTATATAAACCAACCAACAGCTTCTACCAGGTGCTGTCGGCAGAGGCATACACAAAGCATGGACTGAATGTCCATGCGGTCATCTTTGATGAGCTGCACGCACAGCCGAACAGGGAACTGTTCGATGTCATGACCAAGGGTTCCGGTGATGCCAGGACACAGCCGTTGTTCTTCCTGATCACGACAG